GTGTGGCGTGTGGCGTGTGGCGTGTGGCGTGTGTTGGTGTTTAGTGGTTAGAGTGTTGTTTATCAATAAATAGGGTTATTTCTGTGTTTTGTGGTAAAAAGGGGGGCGTGTGTGCCGTTTTAAGCGTTGTTATAATTAGAGTTAATGTATAAGTCAGCTTATTTTCCTAAATTTAGGCAAAACTTTCTAAACATATACTCTAAAAGCTTTTAATTTACTAGATAAACTTTTAGCCCCTTGTTATTCGTTCCGTCTTTATTGCGATAACTATACGATAAGCTATAGTCTTTTAAAAGTCATGTAATTGTCGCAAGTGATAGAACGCAAGAGGCTAGAGTTATAAGATAACTAATAGTCCGTCGTTAATGTTGATTGACTTCTTGCTATCTATTTATCATTATACTCTTGATTAATATAAAAGTCAAGCGTAGCCTGTGGATAACTTAAAGGCTTATATCCTCCTATCATTAGACTTAAGACTATAGGTTAAGCCTGTAGTCTGTAGTCTGTTGCTATTGTGTCATATGGTTTAGACTTTTGCTTATAGTGTGGCGTGTGTGTGCTAATATCCTATAGCCTGTATAGTGTGGAGTTAGTCGTTAAAACGTCATAGTGTGGCGTGTGTGGGCTTAGGCTTGAAGGGGGGAGTGGTTCGTTTAGGGTGGTTGAAATTATTTAGGAATCCGTTATATGGGACTCTAGTACGAAAATTGAACAATTTTAAATCTTCCTTATATCTATAAAAAATTCAGACAAAAAAATCCCAGCCAAATTTTGTAGCCTAAACCATAGTGTTTTATAGCCTTTAGTTTGGGACTCCTAGCAATCTATAGTTTTCATACTACAAAAAAAATTCTCATATTTTTTACTTAGTTAAAGTAGGTTTATGTTAGGTATTGCTAAAGATTGTAACTTATGCTATAATGATAATGTGTTATTCTTAATAGATAAGAATTTCAGGCTAATTAATATACTATACTAAATAAATAATAAATAAAATTATGAAAAATGAAAACAAAGGAGAAGCTAATAGCAAAGAAGTTAAAGAAAAAAAAATTATATCTTCATTAACAGATGATAATGTTAATAAAATTAAAGAAAGCATTAGAGTTTCTGGTGGTGATTGGAATGAAGGATGTGAATATGCTGGATATTGGTTAAATGGAAGATCACTTATTTTTACAAATAATTGTATAGATAAACCATCAAAAGATGCTTTTTGTATAAGTAGAAATTGTTTAGAAAAAATTATTAAAGAATTACCAGAGCATGATAATAAAGATAAAAAATTAAAAGAGATACAAGAAGATGTTAATGCTAAAGATGTTAAAGAAATTCCTAAAGCTACTAAAGAAAGTTCTGTTAGAAGGATTATTATTGAAACAGATGGTAATATTATAACAAACGTAAATGCTCAAGTTAATGGTAGTATTGAATTAATAGCTATTCTAGAAGAAGTAATTGGTACTCTTAAGAATGCTCAAATTGAAAGAGCTAAAGAAGTACAAGCTAGTTTCAGAGCTAAAGAAGAAAAGAAATAGTTAGATTTGTCAAATAAAATTTTTTTTATGAAATTAGAAAATAAAAGGATAATTAAAATTGGAGGTCTTAATGTTGATTTAAAATTTGTTACTAGTGATGAATTAGAAGGTGATTGTGGATCATCTGACCAGAAGGCTCCGTATATCAAGATAGATAAAGATATGAGTGATGATTTGATTATTCTTACATTACTTCATGAGATTTTTCATCACATTGACCCTGGACTATCAGAAAGTAAAGTAGAGCTATATTCTCGAGCGTGGTTTCAAATTTTTAAAGATAATGATTTATTATAATATGTATGCCAAACGGTAAAAAACAAAGTAGCGAGCCAGAGTGTAAAAAACAATTTAATAGAACTGTAGCGAAAACAGGAAAGTGGAGAGGAAAAACTCCAGATAAATATATTAAGTATCAGTCTCCTAAAAGAAATAAAGTAATAACCTTAATGGGTAATGATAAAGGTATTAGTTCTAGAGAACAAAAAAAGATTTATAAAGAATTTCAGTTCAAAAAGAAAAAAAAGCACGATAAAGAAGAAGATATGTAATCTTCTATCCCATCAGCGTAAGTTGGTGACAGGAAAACAGTCCATCATTATTTATAATGGTGGGATAGAAGATTAATTGATTTAACTTCCAGCGTATAGAAACTCTATATTAAGACTTGTTGTAATATACAAAGTCTAACCCCCAGCTCATAGAGTAAAGAAACTGGAAGAAGCTAATATTTATATCCTTAAAAGAAATATTAGTATCTGGATAACTAAATGTTGGGGGTTAAGTTAATTAATTGATAATAGTAAAAATTGTTCCTTAAAACCTGAAGTCAAGTTATGTTATGTTATGTCAAAATGTTATGTTGTTATATAAAAAATATTTAACTTGTAAAGATGATAAAGATACTTTATCTTATCCTTGTAAAATTATTACAGATGGAAAAGATACGAATGATTATAATGGAGATAAATTAGTAGATTTTCAATTTATTCAAGCTAATTTAAGAAGTTTAACTGGAAGAATATTGACGATTATCGATGCGTCAATAACAGATAGTAATCAGAATAAATGTGTTAAAGACTTAGTTAGAGGAGAGTTTATGCACGAGTTTGAAGCGTTAGGAGATTTAATGTTCGATAAACAAAGAATAGAGAGAACAATGAATGGATTTTATACAAATGGTATTGATCCAGAAATTATTACTGCCAAAGAAGCATTAGGAGCTTAATTAATTAAAATAAAAACATTAAGTTGACTTCAGATTTTAAAAAATAAAATGGGCTATAAAGGTATCGATTGCTTTATATGTAAAAAATAAATTATATGTCACGTATCAAGGGAAAGAAAAATCCTAATATGGCTCGTTTTGGTAATACTAATTCTTTAGGTCGCATTCAAACGCAAGCTACTAAAGATAAAGTAGGAAACGCACACAGAGGAAAAATTGTTTTACAAGCTACTAGAGATAAACTAAGCAAAGCCAATTTAGGTAATAAAAATCCTCGTGGTATGCTTGGTAAAAAACAAACGCAAACTACTAAGTATAAAATGCATCAGTCTAAGCTAGGAGATAAAAATAATAATTGGAAAGGTGGTATAACGCCAATAAATGATACAATAAGACATAGCATTGAGTATGATTTATGGCGTAATGCAGTATTTACTAGAGATAATTTTACTTGCCAAAAAACAGGGATTAGTGGGGGAGAATTACAAGCACATCATATTAATAATTTTTCTATATTTTCAGATTTAAGATTTGCCATAGATAACGGTATTACTTTATTAAAAAAATCGCATATAGAATTTCATAAAATATACGGTTATAAAAACAACACTAAAGAACAATTAGAGGAATTTCTATTAGATGGTCCTCAAACGCAATAATAATCCCGGTGTATGCCGAAGTAATGGTTTAGATGCCATTAGGTAGTAATGGTTTATAAGGGTTCGATTCCCTTGCTACCATATATTTAGTTCTTTTAAATTTGCAGTCAAGTTAAATTTAGTCAAGTAAAGTTATGCCAAACAAAGATCAAACAGGTCCTAAAGGAAAAGGTCCTAAAACAGGTAGATTAGGTTCTATAAATAAAAAAGTCATGTTCAAAGAAAATGAAGTCAATAAAGACGTAGCAACATTATGGAATGCTATATATAGCGAAATATATGAATATAAGCAACATAAGTTAGGTGAAATATTAACTATAATAGACGCAGTTATAGTTGATGAAAAACAAAATAAAAGCGTAAAAGATTTAATTAAAGCAACTATTTATAATGGAGACAATATGGATTTTAGAATAGCCTCTTGGTTATTTTGGTTAATTGATAACAATGATATTACTCATAATAATTCAAGATCAAGTGTTCCATTTAGATATACTGATGAATTAAGAAATCCACAATTAGAAGCTTATAAACAATAATAAACTAATATTATAAGTTGACTGCAAGTTTAAATGAATTATATGAATAAAGATAATAATGAAAATAATTTTTTTAATAATTTAGCTATTGAAATTGGTATTACAGATGTTAAAGTTGTTAGACAATTTTATTATGCTTTAGTAAGAACTTTATATAAAACATTAAAGAATAATAAAAAAGTTGAAATGCCTGATTGGGGAATATATAAAATTAAACCATTTAAGGCAAGAAGTGTTCATAATATTAATACTGGTGGTAAAATAGATGTACCAGCTACAAATACTCTTAGATTTGAAGTTGATTACAAATTAAAAGATAAGGTTAAAAATTTATAATAGCGGGATGGAGAAGAGGCATCTCGACGGTCTCATAAGCCGTAGTCCTGGGTTCGATTCCCAGTCCTGCCACAAACAATATTCTTTAACAATTTACGCTAAGCATAACGGGCAGAAGTCGTCTACGTGACGCAGAAGTCCCACAAAATCTATGCTAAAAAATAATTACGAAGTTGATATATTAATCAACGGAAAGAGAGTACAAGAATACTTACAAAAAGATAAAATGTATATTGAAGGAAGAAAAGGTACTAAGTATTCAATTAAAATCAATAATAATTCATGGGAAAAAATAATTGCTATTCCTACTGTTGATGGCATTTCAGTCATTAATGGAAAGTTAGCAGATTATAATTCTACGGGATATATTATTAATAGCCATTCTTCAATTACTATTGATGGATGGAGAAAAAACGATAAAGAGGTGGCTGAGTTTTATTTCTCAAACACGAAAGACTCTTATGCGAGAAGAGTCGGAAAGAATGGTAACCAAGGTGTTATTGGAGTTGCTATATATAAAGAACAAAATGAAGAAAGAAATTTTATAAAAAGAATAACAGAAATAGAACCTATATATAGAGAAGTTCCAATGTGGTATAATGGTAGTATTAGTAATATTACTACTAATATAGATTCATGTTCTAGTATAACAACTGCTTCTTGTTCATTATCAGCATTAAAATCATCAGCATCACAAGTAAATTGTTGTTTTAAATCACAACAAGTTGGTACTGGATGGGGAGAAATTAAACATTCTGAGGTAATCAATTCTTCATTTAATAAAGATAATAGTTCTTTAACAGTGTTTGAGATATTTTATAACACAAGAAAAGAGCTTGAAAAACAAGGGATAACTTTTAATAAGGTTACATATATTAGTTCACCAAAAGCGTTCCCTAATGAGTATTGTGAAACACCAAGAAGATAATTAATTAATAAATAACGTTTAGCGTAAGTTGTTAGAGAGTAAATAAGCTTCACTTTTGAAGCTTTTTTGTTTTTTTAGCGACAAAACGGTGTTACTTATGCTATAATGTTATATAGAATGATATAAATTATAACTTTCTATACATAGTTTAATATAAAATTTTTAAAAATATGGATAAACCAATGAATAAATCTAAGAATTTAGTATCAAAAGTAAAATCTTCTGAAAGAAAAACAGAACTTGAAGGAAGTTTAGATGATTTAAATAACAGAGAAGGAGCTATTAATAGTCAAGAAGTTATTAGTAAGAACAAAATAAACGAAATGAAAGGTAAAATAATCCAAGAACTATTTAAAATCTTGGAGAATTTTGGCGTGGATCCATCAGACTTAAATTCTATTAATAAATTTTTATCAGAATTAGAGAAGACACAACCAGATTTATTAAAGTTATTTGAATTAACATTCAATGATTTAATTAAAGAACCAGAAAATAACGCTAATACTATACCAGCAACACCACCTACTACTGGATTACCTGAAGCTATGCCTAATACTAGTACAGCTCCAACACAACCAATTGGAAACGAAGGATTAATGGATAAATATAAAAATTTGGGTCAAGAAACAATGATGCCAAGATAATTATATATAGCTAAGAGAAGTCAAGAACGGTATAAAAAAATATGATTGATAAACCGTTAGAAGTACTAGAAGCCAGATTCCCAGAATTTTTAGTGTGGCTTAGAGAGATTAGTCGATATGCTCAAGTAGAAAAATTTATTCTACTAAAGGACTATAAAGAAAGTGTAAGGGTTAGTTTCTTTACTAAGGAAAATGAATATAGCGTTAGTGTGAGACGACCACATGAATTTAGCGAACACATTGTTCAAAGAGATGTTAATGATAGAATTATTGGTGAGAGCAATGCTCCTATTGATAATGGGTATTTAGGGGGCGGAGTGTCTACTAGAAAGCCTAGAGCTGGAGAAGACTGGAGACGAGGAAACGATTTAGCTGACGGACCTTACTGCAAGGAAACTTGGAACAAAATTAAAAATGATATTGTTTCATATGAACTTGTTAGAGTCATTCGTCCAGTAGATCCAACCTGTGAACCAGTTAATGGACCACTTGTTAAAGAAGTAAAATAATTAACACCATTCTTTGACTTCTCTTAATTATATATAATAATATGAAGGAATATAAAAAAAAATACGAAGATGTTTATACTTCTTCTAGATTTTTAAATAGATGTAAAATTTGGAAAGTATCAACTGTTTTAGATTTTGATGAACTTAAATATAGAAAAACATTGAGAATAGTATTAAGACAATATCAATCTAATACATTTAATATGTTATTGAAGAATGATTGGTTAGTACATCATTTTTGTTATAATGGTGTTCAACGTATGAAATCTAAGAATAATGGTATTGTATTAGATCGTTCTTACGGAATATACATGAGACATTATGTTGGTTATGATAATAAGTCTATTAGTTGTAATCAATTAAGTTCATCTGTAATTAGTTATTTTGAAGATTTTTTTCCAAATTTTTATTCACTCAATCCTTTAAAAAAACGTTTTAAATACCCATACTCTTATATGAATTTTGAATGTTTATTTCTTGTTTATCAAATGCCAGAGCGATTAGATTTATTGAAAATTGGTGAAAAGAAAAGAATGAGATATACAAAATTCGTTGATTATGTTATTAACTATGCTTTATCAAAGACTGATGAACTTAATGATGAGAATTATTTTTCTATAGCTTATTCCGGTCAAACAAAAGCACCATTTATAAGATATAAATATTATGAAAGAAAAAAATAAAAAACAATTAAAACCAGTTATCTTTTTAAAAGGCAAATATAACTATCATGGTCAAAATCTTTTTCAACAAAATTTATTACTAAAAGCATTACAGGTTACTACTGATGTTAATGAACTTAAGAAAATGATTGGAGTTAAAACTGTTGCTGAGGTTTATAGAACGTTAGATAAGATAGCTATTAGAAAAGAATATCATGAGGCATTACTAAGAAATGAAATAGACCTTGATAGCATTGTTAAAGGAATTAAAGATGTATGTACAGATGAAAATGAATCTGGTGCTATCAAACTTAAAGGATGGCAAGTATTACTTAAATCATTAGGCTTAGATAATTATAGTGATATAGAAAAAGAAAGTAGAAATTCATGGGAAGATGTTGTTAGAGAAACTGTTAAAGCTATTGATAAATCTAAAGATAAACAAATTATTAATGCTGATTATGAAGTTGTTATTCCAAAAGCACCAGAAGCAGAAAGGAGAAAACAAGAAGAAGAGAATGAACTAGGAAAGAGTTTGTATGAAAATGAAAACGAAAAATAAAATATGAATACTCAATTATCAAAACTTAAAGATGTTAAATTCTATCTTGAAAATTATACAAAAATTAAAATTAAAAAAGGTGGAATTGCTCCGTTCGTTTTAAAAGAAGCTCAAAAAGATTTGTTTAATACTTTGAAATATCACAATAGAGTGATGATTTTGAAAGCTAGACAATTAGGTTTCAGTACTGCTGTAGTTGGATATTTTTATCATAAGACAATTATGAATCCTGGTGTTACAACTGTTTTAGTAGGATATAACCAAAAAATTGTATCAGAATTATTAGATAAAATTAAAACATTACATAAAACAACTCCAGAAGCTTTAAGACCAACATTACAATATAACTCTAGGTCAGAAATTAGTTTTCCTAAAATAGATTCAAAGATTATTGTTTTACCTAGTAGTGAAAACGTTGGTCGTGGTTTAATGATTAACTATCTTCTTGTTACCGAGCTTTCATCATGGGATAAAGCAGAAGAAAAAATGGCTGGACTTGAAGAATGTGTACCTAAAGAAGGAATGATAGTTATTGAGTCAACTCCTCGTGGTGTTGGTAATTTGTATCATAGAATGTGGATGATAGATAGTGAGTATACTAAGAAAAAATATGGTTGGTGGTGGGAGTATACACAAGCAGAAATGGATATTAAGAAGAAAGGTAAAGGTCCACAAATGTTTGCTCAAGAATATGGACTTGAATTCCTTGCATCTGGTAGATCAGTATTTGATGGTGATATAGTAAAAAAACAAAGAAAAAATATACTTGAAGTTGGTGATATTAGAAGAGAAAAAGGTAAAGAAGATTTTACTGTTTATAAACAAGATAATTGGACAATATATAGAGAACCAGAAAAAGATGGATTATATGTTTGTGGAGCTGATATTTCAGAAGGTGTTCAAGGAGGAGATTATTCAGTAGCTGCTATTCTTGATAGAAAAACTGGTGAAGAAGTTGCTATGTGGAGAGGATTAGTTTCTCCTGATAGATTTGGAGAAATACTTAATAAAAAAGGTAGAGAATATAATAATGCCTTAATGGTTCCAGAAGTTAATAATCATGGTTTAACAACAATAACAATTTTAAAACAATTGCTTTATCCATCAATGTATTTCAGACAAGCAAAACATGAAGCTTTAAGTCAAACAACTACTGATAAGATGGGATGGAAAACAAGTAAGGTAACAAGACCATTATTGATTGATGATTTTATACAAATGGCAAGAGATGGTGAAATAACAATTCATAGTAAAATAACATTAGATGAAATGTCAATATTCGTTTATGATGATGCTGGAAATATGGTTCCACAAGCTGGATTCCATGATGATACAATTTTTGCTACTGGAATTTGTTTGCAAGGATTCAAAGTATTATATGATAAAAAATTAGATCAATTAAATTATCAAGACCATTTACCAAAGAGTTTCGCATATTAATTAATATTTAAAAATATATGAGTACAGAAAAAGATTACAGACCTGAAGATTTCTCTAAAGGAGAAATTGAAATGATGAGAAAATATCCATTACAACTAGATGATTCTAGAAATTATTTTAAAGCTATTCTTAAACCAAGACTTGATAGGTCTTATAAAATTTATATTTGTGATACAAGAGATAGAGCTAAAGAAATAAATTCTTGGCAGGCTAATGTTTTTGTTCCATATGCTCATGCTGTAATAGAAACATTAAAACCACGTATTTTAGATGCTAGACCAGATTTAGGTGTACAAGGAAGAACTGAAGATGATCAACCAAAATCTAGTAAAGTACAAAATTTATTAGATTATGATTGGGAAGTATCTAAAGCTGACTCTATGGCAGAGATGTTTGTTGATGCTGCCTTAATTTATGGCACAGGACACGCACAAGTTTATTGGAAGAAAGACGTTAGAACTCATAAGTTTTTCCAAGGAACTAATATAAATACTAAAAAAGCAGAATGGAAAGATAAAACTCAAACATTCTATGATGCTCCATATGTTGAAAATGTTGATAACTATGATTTATGGTATGATTGGCATAATATTGCTGCTGAAGATAAACAATATTGGTTTAGAAGAAAAGTTTTAAATAGAGCTACTATTGAAAGACGTTATCCAATGTTTGATAAAAAAAGATTGGATATGGCTGTCAAAAAGAGTGGTGATTTAACAAATTATGCTTCTATTAGAAATGAAGTTAAATATACACAAGAAAGTATTTCTAAGGGGACTAATAATATAAGTGGTGGAATGTCTAGTGATAATTATGAAAGCGCGGATAATAGTCCTGATTTAAAAATGCATGAAGTATTCGAATGGTGGAGACCATTTGAAGATAAATATGCTGTTATGGTTAATGATGTTCCAATTCTTAAAGGAGGAGAAATGCCATGTCCATATGATTTCAAAGAAGCTCCATTCATTTCAGTTCAGTATTTAAAACTACCTAATGAATTTGAAGGTTATGGAGTATCACTTATATTAGAGAATCCTGGTAAAATGTTGAATATGGTTAAAAACCAAAGACTTGATGCTATGACATTAAATATTCATAAGATGTGGATTGTTAATCCTTTAGCCAATATTAATAAAGAAGAATTAGTAACAAGACCATTTGGTATAGTTTATTCAACTGACCCTAATGGTGTTAAGCCGGTAGAATTTAGTGATATTAAAGCTAGTGCTTATAAGGAAGAAGAATTAATAAAAGCTGACATGAGATATGGTATTGGTGTTGATGATTCATCTATGGGTGTTGGTGGTAGTTCTGGAAGTGCTACAGAAACTAGACATTTAAGAGAATCAACATTAGAAAGAGTTAGATTGTTTGTTAATCATCTTGGAGAAGCATTCTCTACATTAGAAAGATATTGGATTTCAATGCATAGACAATTCTTTACTAAGAAATTTAACATTAGAATATTTGGAGATAATGGAGCAATAGAATTTCCATTAATTGAAAAAGATGATTTAATGGGAGAGTTTGATTATAAAGCAACTGTATTACCATCTATTACTGGACAAAATGAAGTTAAGAAGAAACAAGATATGGATTTATTTCAACTTCTTATTGGGTTACCATTTATTGATCCTCAAAAACTTACTTCTAAAGTTTTATATGATTGGAATTGGGATATTGATTCATTAACTGTTTCAGAAGAAGCACCAACAGGAATACCATTACCAGGAGAAGAAAATGGAGAAGTACCAACTGGTGAGAGTGGCTTATCAGAAAAAATAGCTGGTGGACAAATACCAGAAGATGTAGCTAAAAAGGCATTAGCATTATTAGGTGAAGTTCCATCTAGTCAAAGTCAATTTGCTGAAGCAAAATCACCAATAAATTTATTAGAATCTGGTGTACCACCAACAGTTAAGAATATTCCATTACCTACTACTAATACAAGAGGAATGAATCGTGGAGGTAAAGTTAATACTAATGTTCCAACAAAAGCACCTAATGGCCCTGCTGCACAAATACAAAATAGAGCAAATAATATACAACGTTAATTAACTAATAAAAATAATATGTCAAAAGGTATTATACAAATGATTAAGGACAAATTAAAAAATCGTAAGGCTAATAAACAAGAAAAAAAAGAAATTATTAAAAAAGCAACTAAAGAAGGTGAAGAAATTTTCATGAAGAATAGACCAGATATGGCAATGAGTGATAAAAGTTATCCAAAAGTATCTAAAGATACTCCACGTAAATACAATAAAGAAGCGTTAAGAACACAAAATCAAGTTATTAAAACAAGATTAGAACAATGGAAGAAAAATAAATAATAAATAATAAATATATGAACAAAAAAACAATTATGAAGGAAAAAAGTAAAATCAAAAAAGAAAAGCCAGTAAAGCCAGTAGAGAATAAAACAAATAATGATACTAATGACATGAGTATTAATGAAATTACTACAATGTTAGTTGAATTATCAAGAAGTAAATATTGGCCAGCATTAGTATCAATTACTAATGGTTGGAAGTTAACTATAGAGAGTGGGTTAAAAACTATAGATCCATTTAAAGAGCCGACTTTAGTTGCTAGAGCTCAAGGACAATTATTAGCATTAAATTTTTTAGAAAGTACAATTAAAGCTGAAATTGACAGATTAAATAAAATAGAAAATAATAATACACCAGAATAATCGTGTTTTATTAGTTAATATATTGTTACTTGTGCTATAATATCAGTATAAATAAAATATTATAAATAAATTTATGTCATATAATGAACCAATACATGATAATACTGTTAGAACAACTGCTACATCTGAATCTGAAGGAAGAATTAAAGATATGCTTAAATCTAGGAAAAGAAAGTCTATAAAGAAAAGATTAAATAATTATAAATAATTAATATATGAAGTAATAAAAAAATATATGAATTTAAAAAAAATGAATCAAAAGCAAACTAGCAAAATCATGGATGCTTTAGCTAATCATCCTGAAAAAAAACTAAAGAAAGGTGAGGTTAACTTAGAGAAGATAACCAAAATGCTTACTGATAGAAGGTTTGCTAAGAACAATACTTCAGAAGATGATAAGTCTGATGAAGAATAAAAGTCGAGTTTTATTAATTAATTATGAAGAAAAAATATGTCTGAAGAAAAAAAAATAGAACCCGGAACTGAGGCATCGGGGATGGATAATTCTAATCTAATTGCAGATCCTAAACCACCAGTAGATGATATTATCGCTGGAAGTAAAGATAAATCTGGATTTAAAGGGACAGCAACAGATGAAGAAAAAAGTGTTGAAGAATCAGCACTACAAAAAAGTTACAAAGCGTTAGAAGAAAAATTAGGTACTCAAGGCGAAGAGCTAGGAGATTATAGAAAATTCTTTAAAGAAATTTCTCCCCTACTTGATAAACTTGATACACAACCTGAGTTAATACAAGCTATCATTGATGGAAAAGTCGATACTAGCTTAGCAAAGGCTGCCATTAATGGTAAAATTTCTATTCAAGACGCTAAAACTGTTACAGAAGCTCACAAAGAAATTAAAAAAGAAGTTGGAGAAAAAAAGTATAAGGAATTATCTCCCGAAGAAATTGAACAAAAAATCACTGAAAGAGTTAGTGCTGATGTTAAAAAACTAGGAGAAGATATTACTAAAGATGTTAAAAGAGCATCTAAGGAAGCGGAAGAAAAAAAAGATTATAGTAATAAAATTGATATTTTTATTAAAGATACAAAAGATTTCCCCGAATATGCTAACGATATTTATAAGTGGCTAGATGAAAATCCTAATCAGGATGACATTAAAATTGCTTATAGTGTTGTTAAGGGTATTGCCTTACAAAAAAAGGCTGAGGAATTATCTGATGAATCAAAAGGAGAAGATGCTAAAAAAATGGCGTCTAATGCTTCTGGTGGTGGTTCTCAAGGAACAACCGTTACTAATGATAAAAGTATTGTTGATGAACTTATAGGAGGAAAATCAAATCCAAACGTATTTTAATATTTTGTGGGAAAACTGGACAGATATCTAATTAAAATTAAATAAGAAATACAAATATGTCTAATTTCCCTTATTACACCGAACCTACACATGACGAAGGAACAGTTGCTGCAGCTCCAAGAACTACAGCAGTTTCTAACGCAGAAGGTCGGTTAATAGTTAACGCTGTCGATAAAATCTTTCTTTTAGAACCTAACAAGCATCCACTTGTAACATTATTAACTAACGTTGGTAAAGTTTGGGATGGAAAAGCTTGGTCAGGATCTAGTATGCTTAAACAAGCAACTGGAAATCCTGAATTTAGTTGGTTTGAAGATTTTTATGGTGGACGTTACGCAAGAGTTAGTGGTACTTATACAACTGCCGCTGACCAAACTCCTACTTTAACAGGAGCTGGTGCTAATTCAGGTTACATTTTCACTGCTGGTGATATTGTAAAGAATGCTAGAACTGGCGAATGTATGGTAGTTGGTACTGTTGCTGCTACAACTATTCAGTTACATCTACGTGGATTCGGTTCTACGGCTGCTGCTGCTGGTGTTGATAGTGATGGTATGTACCTTATTGGTAATGTAAATGAAGAAAATGCTGGTGCAAGAAATGTTAATACTACACGTTCTACAAAAGAGAGTAATTATACTCAAATTTTTAAGACTACTATTGCTGTTTCTGGTACTGAAAAAGAAGCTGATTTATATGGTGGAAAAGATTTACCATATCTTAGAGCTAAGAAAGGAACTGAACATGCTCTTGATATCGAAAGAGCTATATGGTGGGGTCAAAAGAAATACTCTACAAGTGGAACTAACAGTCATCCATTAAGAGCTACTGGTGGTGTATTAGAATTCATCGAAGGTGGAGGATCTTATGTTCAAAATCAAGGTGGTGTTTTAACTGCTCCTGATTTTAACACATTCTTAAGAGAAGGATTTACTTATGGAAATGATACAAAAACATTTTTCTGCGGTGGTGTTGTTTTACAAGCCATTAATGAAATTGCTCGAGGTCAAATCCAAATGAAACCATTAGCTAAGTCTTATGGTATGCAAATCGGAGAATATGTTACAGCTTTTGGTAGAATTAATATTATTCACAATCCTCTATTTATAGAAGATTATGCTGGATATGGATTCTTACTAGATATGGAATGTTTCAAATATAGATTCATGAATAATCGTGATACTAAATTAGAAACAAACGTTCAAGCTAATGATGTTGATGGTCAAATCGATCAATATAAAACTGAATGTGGATTACAAAGAATACAAGCTCCTAAATGTGCTTTATTAAAAGGTGTTACTGCCTAGTAATTAAACGTTTAGAAATTCTTTAGTGGGGAGCAGAGAATTAAAATTTAGCTCCCTTCTAGGGGTTTTATCTCCTAGTCCGAAAAGGTTACGGATAATTAACCGCTTAGTAATTAAAGCTAAGAAACTAAAATAAAAAAAGTATGAACAGATACGAATACCAATTAATGAATAGAAAAGGTGTTGTAGGACAAATAACAAGTGATACTCCAGTTGCCATACGTATTAAATACGTTGGTGGTGGATCAGTAACATCTGTTACTAATACCGCTGCTACTGCTCTTGTATTAATTGCTACAGATTCTGCTGGAACTTCTTCAACAGTTACCTGTACTTACTCAACAGACGACACAGTAGGTGAAGTTGTAGACAGAATTAACGCTAGTGACCTTTGGGAAGCTAAAGTTATGGATTGTTTAAGAAGCCTTGCTACTGATAGTTCTGAATTAGGAGTAGATACTGGTTCTCTTTCAACAACTGCTGTTGATGGTGTAAACTATTACGAAGTACACGCAGATACTAGTGTTACTCTACAATTCGCGTATAGATTAACTTATGATCGTGCCGTTGGTGCTGAAAAGCCTAAAGGTTCTCATAGAGTAATCTTACAAGAAATTCAATATCTATTAGATGTTGGAACTGCTGCTATGGATAACTTTCAAGTTTATGAAACAAATCCTGTTGGCAATAGTGAAACACAACGTCTTAAGATGTTAAATGTAGATAATTCAGACACTACTAAGAATTGGGCAAGTGGTCTAGGATACATTACAGCTGATTATGGAAATGATTTAGTTGTTATTATCAAGGATGCTGCAACTCTTACAGATTCAACAAGTAACTTTTTAACTGTTACAGGTTTTAGAGAATAGCTTATTCAGGGGGAAGGAAACTTCCCCCTGTTTGAGAATTAATTAATTTATGAATAAAAAAATATGAAGTTTATATCTAAACAAGCAAACTATCGTGTTGTTTTAAAACACGGACAACCAGCCGAACCAATTACTGGTAGAAATTCTGTTTCTGGCGTTTATGTTAAGTTTGAAAATGGAATCGCTAAAGTAGACGATCCAAAATTATGTGAAATGATGAAAAATCATCAAGCATTTCAAACAGATTTTATTCTTGCTGAAGATGAAAATATGGTAGATCCATTTTTATCTACAAGAAGTAATGTAGAACCAGAACATACAATTACTGAAATAAAATATGGCGGTGTTGGTAAAAGTATTGGTGCTAAGGCAAGTCCGTTTACTAAAGATCAACAAAAAGCAATTAGTGATATGGCACAAAAAATGGCGTTAGAAATGGCACCAAAAATGGCTGTAGAATTAATGAAGAGTTTATCTGATAATAAAAAAGAAGATAAGCCATCAGTCTCAAAAAAGATTGATAAAGTTGAAAAAGTTAAAGAAACGGAAACAATTAAATCAGATGATGATGTTAATGAAAATTTAACAACTAAAGATGATTTAAAAGTTGAAAACAAAAAAACTAAAATAACTGATAGTAAAGAAAATAATAAATAATAAATAAATCAAAAAAATATGGCAGATACAAGATTGGTGGATATGCAATACCACTTTCTCTATGACCCAACAATATTTGGTGCCAGTGATGATTATTTTAAGAACATAACACTTAAAAAACCATCAATTGCTGGTGGGAAAATAAGACTTAATGCCGTTACTGTAAATACGACTGACTTTTTTATGTATGGAAATTTTGAGTTTAGAACTCAAGTTCCTACAGTTCCGACAGGCGGAGATTCTCGTATCATTGGTATTTATACCAGAGCTATGGGTAATCGAAATGCCGCGTATTTCTTTATCAGTGGTACAAGTCTTTATACAAGATCTTATAACGATGATAGTGCTGTTGCAGAATCTAATACCATTACATGGGATACTACATGGACTAATACTCCTACATCATTTGAAATTAAATGGAGAATAGATAGAGTAGAATTTTGGATTGGTAATGGAAGTTTAAAAAGAAAAGTAGCTACTCATTATGACAAAGTTCCAAGAGCGTTAACTTTACCATTATATATTTATAATGGTAATAGTGATAATATGGATGTTAGTTGGATATGGATAGACGAAGTTAGAAAACATGTAAGAGGTAGTGCAGAATTTTATTCTTCTACATCTTCTACATCTAGTTCAACCTCATCTAGTACCTCTAGTTCAACTTCATCTAGTACATCAAGTTCTACGACTACAAGTTCAACTTCTAGTTCTACAAGTTCTAGTACTTCTAGTTCAACAAGTTCAACCTCATCTAGTACGTCAAGTTCTACTTCAAGTTCAACAAGTTCAACTTCTAGTTCTACAAGTTCTAGTACTTCTAGTTCAACAAGTTCAACCTCATCTAGTACGTCAAGTTCTACTTCAAGTTCAACAAGTTCAACATCTTCTAGTACATCAAGTTCTACTTCTAGTTCAACAAGTTCAACTTCTAGTTCAACTTCATCTAGTACATCTAGTTCAACTTCTAGTTCGACTTCATCTAGTACTTCAAGTTCTAGTTCAAGTTCGACTTCATCTAGTACTTCAAGTTCTAGTTCAAGTTCGACTTCAAGTTCTACATCAAGTTCAACAAGTTCAACTTCTAGTTCAACTTCATCTAGTACCTCTAGTTCTAGCTCGTCTAGTACGTCAAGTTCTAGTTCATCTAGTACATCAAGTTCAACCTCATTGTTAGGTTAATGATATGTTATAAGAGGGGGGTTAATTCCCCCTTCACTAACATAAAAATATAAAAAATAATAAAAAAATTTTAAAGATATGGATAGTATTAATAAAAATGGTAATAGAAAATCCGAAGAGGTTTGTATTGCTGAACTAAAAAAAGATCAAAATTTTATGTCACAAACATTAAATAGAATAGAGAAAACTCTAAACGATTTTATAAATAAAGCTGACGAAAAATATGCTATTAAGTCAACAGAGGAAGATTTAAAAGATTTAGAAAAACAAATATCATCTAGAAATTACGATTGGTTAAAATATGCTATAGTTACTGCTATAGGAATAGGAATAACTTTATTATTAGCTTATTCATAAGGAATATAAAAATTTATAAATTATATGGATATAAATAATATAAAATCTGGTGCAGTTAGAGACAGACATGATAAACGAGATTATATATATGAAAAAACACTAGGTGCCGGAGAAGTAATTACAACTAATGAATGGGAAGAAGGTTATGATATAGAAAAAATTATTGGTATTTCATTAAATCCTAATAATCAACATTCTTCATCATCATGCGTAGGGCAAGCTTATTCTAAATATAGTGCTGTCCTTAATTTTATAGAAACAACAAAATGGGATGAACATTCTGCTAAGGCTGTTTATTCTCAAATTACTCTCGGATATGGTAAGGGAGCATTTTTACGCGATGGAGCCGCTCATTTAGTTGACTGGGGCTCTGTTTTTGAAACTATAGTAAAATCATATAAAGATAACGGAACAACAGACGAAGAATTCATGATTAATAAAACATGGATTACACCAGAAATAGAAAAACTTGCTAAAATATTACAAGCTAAAGAATATAGATTAATTCAAGGAATAGGAATTGATATTTTTGCTAGAGCAATAAAGGATGGTAATGGTGTTGTTGCTGGAGTTGAGGGAGTAAATAATGGAACGTGGAATAATATATATCCATCTCCTCCAACATTAGAAACTCCACAAAAAGATTTATGGGGACATGCTTTATATTTTGGTAAATTTAGAATAAAAGATGGAAAGAAACAAGTCGGATTTATTAATTCATGGGGGAATATTGGAGAGAATGGATGGCAATGGTTAGGAGAAGAATGGTTTGATAATAGTAATAGATTTATATTTAATCCATGGGTTTTAATTGATAAAAAAAATAAAGAAGAAAATATGACATTTAAAAAAGAAAAAAATAGTACAAATATCTATCTTGTTAATGAAGAACATAAAACTAAGTCAATGGTGGTCGATATGGAATCACTAGATGCTTTTTTTGGAGAATATGAAGAAGTTGATAGTTTAGCTGAATATAAATTACATGGAACTTTTGCTTGGTTTAATAGAATTATTAATTAATAATAAATATATGATTAAAGAGATTACACAATCTGTTATTGCAGTATTAGTAGTTGGTGGTGCTATTTATGCAGCCATCGTTGGTAATACTTTAGCAGTAAATTATTTAGTTGGTATTGCTGGTATTGTTATCGGATTTTACTTTCAAGATGGTATGACTGCTTTAAAAAAAGCATTTGGATCAAAGAAGAAATAAAAAATTAATTAGATGAAAATATGAAGAATATAAAACTAAGCGATGTAATAAGCAGCGTGGAGTCTCTTGGCAGTTATTTTATAACAATAACATCAAGAGATACAAATAAAATAGAAAATGATTTAAAGCATTATGTTTTTAGAAAACAATTTTCTAATGATGATATAGTTCCATCTCTAGACGTTTGCGTACGCGGTTTAGGAGTAAAATTTCCACAATTAGTTCCAGTTATAATACCAAAAATAATAAATGAAAAAGTTAAACCACTTAAAATTGCTATAATTACTCATTTTAATAGAGCACCTGATTCTTATTCTCCCGGAAAAGCTGTAAAGAATCAAATAAAACTATTAATGGAGTATGGGCATGAAGTGGTATTTTTTGTACAAGAGGGTAGTAAATTAGATGTTGGATGTACAATGAAACCAATAATGCCAAAGTTTAAAAGAATAAAGAACGTAGTAGATAATGAAGCAAAAGAAAAGATTAAAAATATATTAAAGTCAGAATTAACAGATAATTTTGATATAGTTATTACTCATGATTTCTTTATAGACGACTGTATAACGTATAGAGAGGCTATAAAAGAGTGTGGAATAGACATTAAATGGCTTCATTGGGCACGTTCTGGTATTGGTAGACCAATAGATTTTAAAATGGATAACACTAGATATGTATACATGAATTATGCTGACGTTGGAGTTTTCGCAGAAAGAATTAATGTTAATTCAGATAAAGTTAGAGTTATATTTAATGAGAAGGATCCAGCATTATTATTTCAATGGAATCCAATAACTAAATATATTGCTGATAAAATGAAACTTTATGATAAAGAGATTATTCAAACATATCCAATTTGTACTACTAGGATGGATTCTAAGGGTCTTAATTCGGTAATAAAAGTATTTGCTGAACTTAAAAAATGTGGAAAAAAAGTTGCATTAATAATATGTAATTCTAATGGTAGACGTAGATTAGATGAAATTAAAAGTAAACAAGATTATGCTAAATCTTTAGGATTAACAGATAAAGATATTGTTTTTACTAGTACACTTTCTAATGAAGAACACATTATACATAGTGAAGTTCCGAATAAGGTTGTTTCAGAATTATTACAGATTTCAAATCTATTTGTATTTCCAACAGTCGCAGAGGTTTGTAGTAATGTGTTATTAGAAGCATCAATGACTAAAAATCTATTAGTTTTAAATGAAGACTTGCCATTACTGTTTGATTTTGCTGATGAAAATTCTGTTTTAAAATATCCATTCACATCTTCAAGAAATTTACATTATTCTGGTAGAGATGATAAGCCAGTTAATGATTTAGCTAAAAGTATTATTAATCAATTAGATAATAATAAAAACGATTTACAATTTAGACGAATATGGAGAGTACATAATAGACATGCTATTTATCAAATGTTAAAAAACGTTTTATATGAATAATAAAGATATACAACCAGTACCAGTTATTTTAGTAACATATAGAAGACTTCATCTTTTAAAGAAAGTTATTAAGAATATTTATGATAATACTAAAATTTATCATAGACTTTATGTGGTTAATAATGATATTACTGATATTGATACAATAAGAACTTTACAACAATTTAAGGCATTTGGTTATATAGATGATTTTATAAGTACCGAAGAAAACAAAGGATTATCTTATGGATTTAAAAAAGGTTTTGAGTTCGCTAAAAGTAAAGGAGATTTTAAATTGGTAGTATTTACCCAAGATGATTTGCTTAGCCCTAAATTATCTCCGTGTTGGTTAGAAAGATTAGTTCATTTATCTGAAAAAAATCCTGAAATGGGAGCAATATGTATGAGAATAGAACGAACTGCTCGGCGCGATATAAATGAATTTTTAGATTTAATACCATCTGATACTGCTTGTCCTGCTGTATTTAGAATTAGTTCAAAAGAATTAATAGAAAAAATAGGATTTTCTAAACGTCCACATTGGGAAAGTCATGAGTTTTCAAATAGAATTAAAAAAGAAGGCTTTAAAATGGCTATGGCTACTAAGATTTATTCTAGTCATATTGGTTTTGTTGATAATAAAGGATTTGATAAAGAAACAATGTATCTTACATATGCTGAAAATAAATTAAGTCAACATATAGATAATCCTTATCCAAAAATTGATAGTGATACTAATATGCCTATAGAGATAACTACTGGCAAGGATAAAAGGGAGCAAGATAAACGTGAAGCATATTATAAATATTGGGGGGTAGATTTTAGAGTTAAAAAAACAAAAAGAATTACTCCAGAACAATTAGAGTTAGCAAAATATTGTAAGAAAGGTAAAGGTATTGATATCGGGTGTGGTCAAATGAAATGCGATCCAAATTGTATTGGAGTTGATATACATCATGAAAGTGTTGCTGAAATAAAAACTGACTGTCGTGATTTATGGATGTTTAACAATGAATTAGATTTTGTTGTTAGTAGTCATTCTCTCGAGCATATGCCTGATGTTATAGAAGTATTAAAAGAATGGAAGCGTGTTTTAAAAGTAGGAGGAATTATGGGAATAGCTGTTCCTAATGGACATAAATATCCGAAGTTTATTATAAAGAATGGTCATAAGATAAATTTTGGTATGGAGGAATTAAGGTTGATATTTAAGTTTATTTTAAAGATGAAAATAATAAAATTAAAACTAGTATCTAATACTAAAGGAATAGATAGAGTTATATTAATAATAGGAAAAAAATAAAATAAAAAATATGGCTAATAAATTTACACCACAAAAAGAATTAAAACAATTTCCTCCAGAATTAATGGGACTTAAAGAAAAAGGATTTAACATGGCTGGTTTCGTACCACTTTTATACTCAATTGGAACAGACTATATTAAGGGGTTGAGAAATATTTTAGAGATAGGTGTTCGTGGAGGTACAAGTACAAATGCGTTTTTATTGGGAATTAGAGACCGTGGACACAAGAATGTTCATCTTTATAGTATGGATATATCTGATTGTTCTGGTGTTGTAAAAGATGATGAACTTAAAAAGTACTGGACATTCATGAAAGGTGATTCTAAGGAACTTCCATGGGATAAAGAGATAGATGTTTTACTTATAGATGGTGATCATTCATATGATGGCGTAAAGGCTGATTTTGAGCGTTTTTCTCCTTTTGTAAAAGAAGGTGGTATAATTTTAATGCACGATGCCAGATGGTTCGCGAAAGGCGTTATTAAATATTTTTGGGATGAAATAAAATATCCAAAATCAATTTTACCGTTATCTAAATCTGGTATGGGGATTGTATATAAAAAACTTCCACCATATTATGATGATAGTATGGTTAAAGTAGATAATAAGTTATGAAAAAATGTAAAGTAAAAAATTGTAATAGAATACATTTAGCAAATGGTTATTGTAGAAAACATTATCATCAAATAAGAGATTATGGTAAAATTATAAAAAGAACTATTTATGATAAAAATGAAATAATAGAACATAATAATTATTGTGAAGTAATATTATATGATATAAATTGTAATGAAAGTGGAAGAACTACTATAGACAAAGAGTCTCTTAATGAAATAATAAAATATAAATGGAGACTTAACTCTAAGAGGTATGTAATAACTGATATACCTAGTGGTAATGGTAAAAAGATATTATTACATAGACTTATTACTAAACCATTAGATAATATTGAAATAGATCATATAGATAGAAATCCTCTTAATAATAGAATTAGTAATTTAAGATTTGCTACTAGACAAGAAAATAATAGAAATACTAAAGGTCTTGGAGTATGTTGGCACAAACAATCAAAAAAATGGAGAGCATATATTATGATAAATTATAAGCAAATATCATTAGGATTATTTAATTATAAAAAAGATGCATTAATTAGTAGAGAAAAAGCAGAATTAAAATATTTTAAAGAATTTGCTAAAAAAAAATAATATGATTACAAGAGGTTATGCTAGAAAATATGTTGGTGGAAATTGGGATACAGCAGGAATAAAACAATTCAATCTTTTAATTAATGAAGGATTAACACCTAATCATAAATTATTAGATGTTGGTTGTGGAAATTTAAGGGCTGGAATATATTTTATTGATTATTTAAATATAGGAAATTATACTGGTTTAGATCATCATAGATGGTTAATTGATGCCGGTATTAATAATGAATTAGAAGAAAAAGTTAATACAGAAAAGAAACCAACATTTATAGTAAATAATAATTTTAATTTAACATCAGTTGAAAATAAATTTGATTTTATTATAGCTAAGTCTGTATTCACACATTTACCACAAAAAGATATAGTTACATGTTTAAATAGTGTTGCTAGTGTATTAAAAAAAGATGGACATTTTTATGCTAGTATTTCTATTGGTTCTTCAATAAATAATTTAGAAGAATCACATGATAATAAAAGGTTTAGATATACAGTAGAGGAAATAAAAGAATTAAGTAAAGATTTATTTAATATAGAGAAAATAGGTAATCAAGGATGTTTTTCTCAAACAATGCTTAAATTTACGTTAAAATAATATGGCAAATGTATCGATTATAACAGCAGGATATTCAGCAAAATATTTAGATGGAGTTTGGAATAGTATTAAAAAACAAACTCATACTAATTGGGAATGGATTTTAGTTTGTGATAATTCTATTGATGTGCGTGATTGGTATGATGATATGAATATTAAAGGAGAATTTGATAATTATCATGTTTGGGCTATAGTGATTGGTAAAAATCAGGGAAGGTTTGGTTTAGTATCTAGGAATATTGGAGCTATGTGTGCTAGTTGTAATCGTATACAATTTGTAGATGATGATAATGAATTAGAAGAAGATGATTATTTAGAAGAAGTTCTTAGAGTTGAAATGGAAACAGGTAAAATACCATATACTAAATTACATTTATTAGGAAAGAAACCAAATTCAACTTATAATAGATATAAAATAACATCTTTATCTAGACATCATATCGATCTTGGTAATCCATTATATTATAAGAAAAACTTTTTAAAGTATGGTTATTTCGATGATACAAGAAACAGAATAATGTTTGATTTTGATTTAATAGAAAAAATAATTAACGGAGAAGGTAAAGATAATTTTATACAAGTAGATAGAAATCTTCTCTTTAGACATAAGCGTTACTAAAAATATGACAAGAGACTTTTTAAAAGATAAAAAAATAATTGGTACAATGTTAGTTTCTCGAGGTGGAGAAATGTTAAATATTACAGTTCCAGAACTTCTTAAGTGGTGTGACTGGGTTCTTTTAATGATGGATAATGAAAATGATGAGACTAGAAATATTTGTAACGACCTATTTAAGAGATATCCAGAAAGGATAAGAATAGAACATAGTGGATTCCCTAGAGCTACAGAAGAACAAGAAAATACACCAAGAGGATTATTCCATAGATTTAAACCATTACAAGGTCCAATTAGAGACACTGTATTTGAATACTTTAGACAACATCAAAATGAAGTTGATATATTAATATGGCCAGACAGCGATGAAATTTTTTCAGATTCATTTAAACAGTTGTTAATAGACTTTAATGTTATGGATGATAAGAAAGCTATAACCATGAAGCCAGTAGATGTATTTGGAGATATGAATACTATCCATAGTAGAAGCATGACAGGACATACTAGGGTATTCAAATTCTTTCCAGAATTGACAGCTTTACCATATAGAACAGCCTGTAATCATAGACCACTTACAAAACTTGATAGAATTGGTTCATCTAGGGTTTTAATACATTTATGTAGTTTAAGTTTAAATAAAAGGGATTGGCGTAATACACATTGGAAACCAAATGCTAATAACAGCGAGGCTCTTTGGAGACTACCAAAAAATATTAAAAAAATGACTCCAGATGAGTTACATGATATATTACATAAAGAGCCAGATTTGACCATAGAGGAGTATTTACGTGGTGGAGATAAAAGATTACCTGTTGGAGTTAATAATGCCAACACGGCTCTATTAGAGGCATCTGTGTTGCTTACAGACATAGGGGTGAGACATTATTTAGCGTTTGGAACTGCTTTAGGTGTATATCGCGATAAAATGTTGATAAAATGGGACTGGGATGTTGATTTAATATGTTTAGGAGAAGATATAGATAAAATAGATAATAATGTTAAAAAAATATTAGATGCTGGATTTTCTGATTTTAAAAGAAAACAAGATATACCAAAATGGAAAAGAGAAGATGGAACTATTAGTGAAGAAAAATATGTTCGAACTTATAGTTTTAAAAAATATGGTGTTAGAATAGATATTGATCCAGCATATATTAGTGCTGATGGAAAGAGTAGACTAATTTTAAAGGGACGCAAGAGACAGATTTTTGTAGCTGAAGTAAATATAGAATGGTTTGACAATCCACTTAAAATACGGTATAATAATTATGAATATAATTTACCTAATCCTCCAGAAGATTATTTAAAATCTAATTATGGAAATGGATGGAATAAACCAACATATGGTCCAATGCCATGGAGCAAAAGACAATGTAAAAGGGATTATTGGGAAATTAAATAAAAATATGAATGTAAATAAAAAATATAAAACAGGAATTTGCTGGGGCTCATGGGACGGACTACATGTTGGACATCTAAATTTACTTAGAAAAGCTAGTAAGTATTGTGATATACTTTATGTTGGAGTTAGTACGGATGATTATATTAGAAAAGTTAAGGGGCATGATCCAATGTTTAGTTATAAAAGTAGAGTAATGTCATTAAAAATATTTGCTAAACAATTTATTACAAAAGTATTTCCACAAAATTTAGGATGTTATTCTAAAAAAAATATTATAAAAAAAATAAATTTAGATATAATTTTTGTTGGTAGTGATTGGAAAAATAAAGAGTGGGAAGGATCAAATCTTGGTATTAAAATAAAATATATACCTTATACTAAAGAAATATCATCTACGATGTTAAGATTAAAAAAAATAAAATAATATTTATGTTAGATATAATTTCTAAACGTAAACCAATGTCCGAAGAAACTAAAAGGAAAATATCATTATCTTTAATTGGTAATCAATATTCTTTAGGATATAAACATTCAAAAGAAACAAACGATAAAATAAGTAAAGCTCGTCTTGGAATAAAATTATCTATTGATACTAAAAATAAAATAAGTATTGCTCGTAGTGGCATGAAATTTACAAAAAAACATAAAAAAAATATATCTTTATCTCTTATTGGAAATAAATGTCATTTGGGATGTAAGCACTCTGATGAATCTAAAAGAAAAACGAGTAAAGCTCATATAGGAAAAAAATTATCTAAAGAACATCGAGAAAAAATAGGTAAATCTAATATTGGTAAAAAAATGTCAGAACAAGCAAAGATAAAAATAAGTAAGTCTCATATTGGTGAAAAAAATCCAATGTGGGGAATTAATGGTATTAATCATCATAATTGGAAAGGTGGCATAACCCCACTATGTAATAAGATTAGAAGTTTACCTAAATCAAAATTATGGAGTAATAATATTTTTAAACGAGATAATTATACTTGTCAAAAATGTAAAAAGACTGGTAATAATTTAAATGCACATCATAAAATAAATTTTGCTTATATTATTAAAAATAATAACATTAGAACAATAGATGAAGCAAATAATTGTGCAGAACTGTGGGATATTAATAATGGTATAACTTTATGCAAGAAATGTCATGATAAATTTCATAAAAAATATTCAAAAAAAAATAATACCATAGAGCAATTGTATAAGTTTTTACCAAGAACACCTAACATTTCAAGCACAATATTAAGAAAAATACTTTAGTATAGCTAATACTTGTGCTATAATATATATATAATATGTAATATGAAGACAAATAAAGGCCATGTTTTGGCTAATTTGTCTTTTTTAAAATAAATAGAAATTAAATAAGTAATATAAATAATATGGCTGATAAAAAAATAAGTGAATTAGATGCTATAACTAGTTCAACCTCTGATGCTGTTTTTCCATTGACTAATGATCCTGGTGTTACCCCTATAACAAAAAAAATAACGTATGCTAATTTAAGGGCTGCTATGAATGCCTCTCCAACCTTTACTGGGACAGTAACTTTACCAGCTAATGTTATATCACCAAGTAGTCACCAAGTTTCAGAAGAAGGGCTAGTCTTGGGAATGAACTTTAATACAGAAAACATCACAGGAACAGCAGGAGCAGAAACAGTGTTAGATAGTTCAGTATATAACAATCACGGTACAAACAACGGAGCAACTCACGACCCAGACGGAGGATTTAATGGTGGTGGTGCTTTTAGTTTTGATGGGACGAATGATACAATTGAAACTAGACTTATTAATTCTGTTCTAGGAAATAATTTTACAATTTCTTTTTGGGCTTATTTAAGTAATAACGATGATAATTACAGGAATATAATAAAAACAGCTGGTTGGAACGGAGCAGGAAATTTTATTATATATTACAGGTTAACAGTATTAAGTTTTGATATAAAAAATGACTCAGGAACTATCTTCTCAATACCTTATACATCATTTTCTAAATATAATCAGTGGGTTAATATAACAGTAAAAGCAGATAGTGATAACTACGTGCGAATGTATATTGACGGAGAATATTATAATCAAACATCTTTTACTGGAAGTCTAAACACAGCAGTAAATAAAGCTATTAGTATAGGTTCTTCTGACACAGGGTTAAGTGGTTCATTAGACAACGTAAAAATCTACAACAGAGCATTATCAGCAGATGAAATAAAAGCTCAATATCTTCAAAGAGCAGAAGTTAAAGATAGTTATGTAAGTCAGAAAGATGTGTTTGTTGATAGTAGTGGTAATGTCGGTATTGGAACAATTAATCCAACAGAAAGGTTAGAAGTAGCTGGTGATATAAAAGCTGAAACTGTTATTTCTCCTATCTTAATAGGTGGAAAAGAAGAAGGAGATAAAATAATATATAAATCTACTCTTGGAATTGGTGGAACTACTGCTCATACTTGGAGAGGCGGTAATAAT